CCCAGATTGGCGATATCACCCGGCAGCAGCAGGAAGCCTATTCCCAAGGTGCGGGCGAACTCATGGGGGCGCAGGACCAGCGCGCAGCAATCGCAAAAGCAATGGCCTCCAAGAATCCCCAACTCCGGGCTCTCGCCGCGGCGCAGGAAAAGGCTCGCCGGGAAGCCGAGGAGAAAGACCGCGAACGCCAGAACTCTCGGGCAAACGCGCTTCTCCCGGTGCTGGGCCAGAATGGGATGGTTACCGAAGCAGGGAATATCGCAGCCTCGGGGCAAGTCCCTCAGGGCTTGACTCGCCCGCCGGTGGTTCCCCCTCGGGTGGATTGGATCGACGATCCGAATAACCCTGGGAAGAAGATCCCCCATCAGGTCGATACGAAGCTGACCGGGGAACAGAGCGGGACCCTCTCGGGAGGACCGCAGGTCAAGATCGAGAATAACCTCGACAACAAGCAGGAAGGGGCTGCGGCGAAAGCCTTCGGCGCAGTTGGCCCCGAGGTGCTAAAAGAAGTTCGCGCAAACGCCCAAAAGGCCATCAGCGGCCTCGACTCCTCCCAGCGCCTGTTGGACATCCTCAAAGACCCTCAAGTCATCACCGGGTCTTTCGCGGAGCCTCGTCTGCTGCTGGAGAAAATCGGGAACATCGCAGGCTTCACCGGGCCGAATGCCATCGGGCAGACCCAAGGGCTGCTTTCGGAACTTGCGAATTCGACCTTGGAACAGGTCAAACGGCTCCCCGGGGCGATCACGGAAAAGGAACGCCCGTTCTTGCAGCAAGCTGCTGCGGGTAGCCTGGACTACACTCCCGAGGCACTTCAGCGTCTTGCGGAGATTGCCCAAATCACAAATCACAACGCGCTGCTTTCCCTGCAAGAGCAGTACAACGGTGCTGCGGCTGCCCCGGGCGTCGGGGCAAATGCTGGGATGTACCCCTTCCCGAAGGGTTGGCGGTTCCAGCCGAATGAAAAGACGATGGAGCCCCAGGGGAGCGGTTCGGATTACTATCGGCTGAAGTCGGGGGCTCTCGCTCCGAAGCCCCCGGCGGGCTCTGCCCCGAAGGCGAAGCCTCTCACGGATATGTCTGATGAAGAACTCCAGCAGCGTCTGCGGGAACTGCAAAAGCAGCGGGGAGGTTAATCATGGGAACCCGTGAAGACCTCATCGCGCAGATCCAAGCTGAGGAAGAAGCACAGGCGATTCAAGCGGAGTTGACGAAGAGGAAAACTACCCCAACGCTGGGGCAGCAGAAACTCGGCCAAGCGCAAGCTGTCGCGGAAAAGCTCCCCGATGGCATCGGCGGGTTTGCAAAAGAGAGCCTGAAGAACCTCGGGGTGGGTGCGCTCGAAACGGCGAATACCGCCCTGCAAGGTCACCCCCTGCTCGGGCCTTTGCTGAACTTTATCGGGATGAAGACCTCAGGAAAGACCCCGGGGAAGGCTGTTTCCGATCTTCCCGTGGAGGATATGGGTCTCTGGGGAAAGGTTATGCGGGGAACTGGCGGGGGGCTCCTCGGAGCACCTTCCGCTGCGACGCTTCCGGTCGCGGGGATTTCCGGCGGAATGGGCGCTCTCGGGGGAGAGGTTGGCGGGAATACCGCTGAGAATCTGGGGCTGCCAAGGGCTGTCGGGGAAATTCCTGGGGCTGTCCTCGGCGGTGGGGCGACGGCTCTCGGGCTCGGCCCCCGGCAGCTTCCCGCTCAGGCCGAAATCCGCGATGCAACCCAAGGCGCGAACTGGCAAAAGGTCTACGACAACGCGTTGGATCTGGAAGGCTCAGGCGCGAAGACTGCGACTGCGGCCGAGGCTTTTCCCCAAGGTTCCGGCGTGCGGGATTTGGCCAATCGGGTTCGCGGGGGAACTTCTTCGAATGCCCTCAAAGTCAAGATGGAAGACCGGGCGAAGGACCTCTCCGGGCTGGGAGATGAATTTCTCCGTCGGATCGGCCCTCCCGTCGAGGCGAATGCTGTCGCCGAACGAGTAGCCCAGGCGGCGAATGCCCTCGAACAGAATTTGAACAAAGTCAAGAACCAGGCTTTCGGGAATCGCCTGGACGGTGCGGCCGTGCGCCCTGATCTGGTAAAACAGCTCGAAGATGCCCTTCTGCAAGAAGCCCAGCGGGAAGTCCGTGGCGGCCCGAAAGGGGCCTACCGGGAGCTTGCCGCGAGTCTCCGAAATCCCGATACCGGGGCGCTTATTACGAGCACCCCCGAACTTTCGAAAGTCCTCTATGGGTTCCAGACCCAGATGAAGAACGGGGCAATTCTCGGGAAAGGCGGAAACTCCATCGCCGCGAACGACATGGCGATTCCCCTCAAGAACGCGAAAGAGGGGTTGGAAACGTTTTCCCCGGAGTTCGCTGGGGCTAACGCGGACGCCCGGGCTTTTAACCAAGGCCCGCGAACTGACTTCGCGCAGAGTCCCCTCAAGAAACTGGCGGATAGGAATCCGAATATCATCGACCCGACCCCCGTGGGGAGGCTAAATGCCATCACCGACGGAACTAGCGAGAACCAAATTGCCCAACTCCTCGCCTCTCTTGAGCGGGACCCGGGGCTTCTCCCGGGGCAGGGTGTCGGGGCGAATGAGATTACCCGGGCGATGATGCAGAATAAGCTGAAAGGCGCTCCGACTAACCCGGGGGCGGCTGTTAGGGGGAATCCGGGCTCTGCTACAGAGGCGCAAATCGCCCAAATGCTGACCTCCGGAGGACGGGATCCGAACCGAGTCATGCAACCCCTGCGGGCATCTGACCTTATGCAAGACGCTGCGACCCAGGGCGGGCTTAACTCCCAACCCAAGATCCAGCCCCTGCAATGGCTTATCCGTACCCTTCGCTCTGCCGACATGACCGTCACCGGCCGGGGGATCGAGAAGATGGACCAGGAAATCGCCCGCCTTCTCGCTGACCCGAAGAATCTCGCGGAAATCCAACGGATTGCCCAATTCGACCCGGCCATCCGCCGGCAACTTATGCTGATGGCGCCCATGCTCGGGGGCTCTGTTAATCAACAAGGAGCGCAATAATGCCCTGGAACGGTAGTGGTACTTTTAACCTCGACCCCTCGTACAGCCCGGAGGTTGCCGGGACGACGATTCAGCCTGGACGCTATAACGGCCTGACGGGAGACATCGCCTCGGGGATCACCAACGCTCTTGCTAAAGACGGGCAGAATACCCCCACTGCGAATCTCCCAATGGGGGCGAAAAAGCTGACGGGCCTCGCTGCGGGAAGTGCCGCGGGGGATTCCGTCCGCTACGAGCAGGCGAATGTGATTGGAGAAACCTCGATCACAGCGAATGCGACGACGGCGGATATCTTCGCTGCGCCGACTGCCCGGGTGTTGTTTAACGGGACGGGGGTTACGGTTACGGCGTTTCCCTCTTCGTCGTTGGACACCTGGAAGATTGTGCGCTTCAACGGAATTAACACCCTCACGCATTCGGCGGGGCTGGTAATTATCGGGGGGTTGAACATCACCACTGCGAGTGGGGACACCGCGCTGATTTACTCTTCCGGCTCGAATGCGTATGTGGCGAGTTACTTCGCAGTCGCAGGGGCAACTACGGCCATTAGCGGGTTAACCTCCGCAGGGGCTGCGAATACCATCACGGGAAACGCGGACTTCGCCCAAAGCTGGCAGTGGAAACTCACCACCGCGTCGAAGATCGCTTTTTCGATTAGCGAGAGTTTGGCCTCGACCGGGGCGGGCTCGACCCTGCTAGCGGCGGTGAATCTCTCGGGGAGCACTGCCCGGCCGTTTGTCGCGCAGTGGACCGGGACGGTGAATGGGCAGATTGGCTATTCGACTTCCGCCGATGCGCAGCTTACGGCGCCGACCCTCTCCGGGACTGCTGCGGGGCCTGAGGCGGTTATCGCTGCCGGGGGCGCTGGGACAACTACGGGCACGGGCGGAGATGTAACCATCACGGCCGGCGCTGGGGGCTCTACCTCGGGGGTCGGTGGGGATGTCATCATCACCGGGGGCTCCGCCGCATCCGGGAGCACTGGCGGAGATGTCGTCATAAAACCCGGGCTTTCCGCGGGGACCACCGACGGGATTGTCGAAATCTACGCGGGAAATTCCGACGAAGCCGCTTTGCGCGTGACGCGGACGGGGCATCTTGTCCTACCGACCCCGACATCTAGCGCGAATCAACCGACTATCATTTCTGGCGGGGGAACAGGAGTGACTATTTCAGGGAGCGACAGTGCCTTTCGAATTGTTCTCGGGACTTCCCCGGGAACGACAGCGATTCTAGTTGACTTCAACGCCTCTTTTAGCGCAACCCCGGTAGCTGTTGCGCATTATCACTGCCAGGAGACTGACGATGATCGAGTGTATATTACCTCCCTCACGACGAATGGCCTGACCCTCGAAATCGCAGGTGGTTCCTGGACCTCGGGTTACGGAATCAGCGTAATCGTAGTTGGCATTGATGCAGCTTAAAATGGAGCACCCGGCTGTGAAAAATGACATCGCAGAGCAGGCCCCGAAGGCCGTAATAGCCGTCGTCGGGGCAACCGCGACTCTCGGGCTTCAGGAGGTTTCCCTGATTCTCGGGATTTGTGTCGCGGTCGCTACGCTTTGCTATGTCACGGTGCAACTTCTGTTTCTTCTCCGTCGATGGTGGCTTCTGGAGAAATCGGAGAAGCCCCCGAGCTGGGATTCGACAAAGTAGACCAGGGGCCAATCGGCCCCTTTTCAATGCTGCGCCAGATGTAGGAGTAGCGGTTTCCGCAAGCATGGCGCTCTCTTCCGCAGAGTTCAGCCCTTTTCGCCGCTTCGAGTTTCCGCAGAAGAGCCTTCAACGAACCCTTCGGCCGCCCGAGAGTCATCTCCGCTTTCTCCCGGGTCATCGGGATTTTCATAACCTCCCACAGGGCTATCGCTAGGTCGTAGTTCGCCGTGTTCGTGATCTTCGGGAGGCCCAGCGATTTCCTCAATGACTGGCTTGAGGCAATCCGACTTACCAGAGCAGGTGTAGACTCCATTTTTGAGTTTTTTGTCATGGTAGTAGAAGGTTAAGCGGGAGAGCCCAAGAAAGGGCATCATGGTTGAGGGGGTCTGCCCCCGGGCTTTGCACAGAGAGAGGAAGCCGTACATGCAGCAATAGCCCTCGGAGGCGATCTTCGCGTGGATGTTATGGTTACGTGCGACTTTGGTCATGATTTCGCCTTTATCACCATCCGGGTGCCCCGGTCGATCACAATGAGCTCGGCTTCAAGCATGCCCCTTAGGATTGTATCGAATTCATCGACGTTGGGGTAGTGTTTGTGCATGTAGCGGTAGAGGAGGGAAAACGGCGCTTTTCCATCATAGCGGTCCAAGAACGCAAGAACTTGGTCGCCCGCATTAGCTCCTGCCGACATCCCGATCTTTGAGTAGACCTGCGGCATTTGTTTTTCAAGCTCTGTGATAAGAGCAACCGCTCTTTCAAGAATAGGTCGCGTAATGATAAGCGCATCCCCTTGGGAAACCGCGAGGCACATAGCAACCTTGTGGGTGAGGGTCTGTTTTCTTGCGATGTAGCCACCCAATAGCGTCTTATCAATTTGCTTTGCTTCCACTTTGTGGAAATGTTCATACCACTCCGTTCCCCATTGGATAGCTTCGGGAGTCAGTTGGAACTCCCCGACGAGTTGAGAGATCCTCTCCAGGTCACGCTGGAGCCGGGCTTTCCGGGCCTTGTGGTCCGGGGGCATGTGCTCTTTTGGATAGGCGTTATACCGGGCTTTTTCGTCCGCGTAGACGAAGAGCATGCGGCTTGTGAGGCCGCCCCCGATGAGGTACGCGGGGACATTCTCCGCGATCCAGGAGGGGGTGGTGCAGGCAATCATGTTCAGGCACGGCGAGGAGATTTTAAGCTCCCCGTCCTTCCGGGTCCGTTTGGACATTGGGCGGCCGTCCCAAATGTGAACCAGCTGGTCGATCATCTCGGTGTCTTTGGGATTCAGGGTGATTCCGAACTCGCTAGAGTTTATCACTAGGGGGAATTGAATAGCCATCTCCTGCGGGCCAATTTGGAACTCTTCTCCAACCTCCGCAAAGGCATCGTATAAAGCCTGCCAGGTTAACGTCGCTGGGCCGAAGTGGATACCAGGTATCTCCGCTAGCAGTCTCATACCTATGTCCGCTGTAGTGCTTTTTTGCACTATACCCGGCGGCGCAACTATCAGCGTGTAAAGATTCGGATACCATACAAATTCTCCCATGTCGATCCAAACCTTCCGGCGAAGCGCCGCGGCGATTGTCGCAACTCCGGTCCAGAAGTACATAAATTGAGGCGCTTCTCCCCATTCGGCGGCAGCGACGAAGTCTGTTAGCCAATCCCTCGATTCACGTTCCGACGCCATGGCGGTTTTCCCAAGATTTACGCTTACAGCAGGCGAGGAAGAAATCAGGGCCATGATATAATTGGGTGATTTGGCCGTGGTTTGAGTAATATGCATGCCAGGCTTGTTTGGTTTTATGCCAACTAACCCCTTTTAGGCCACTTGTGTTGTCTTTTCGCAAGCGGGTGTTCAGGTTTTGTTGACGATAATTTGCCCAAATGCAGTTGTCTTTTGAATAGTCTTTATTACCGTCTTTGCGTTCTAGGCTTTTACCTTCAGGACGATCTCCCATATCCGCATAGAAGCCTTCAAATGCCAGCCATTCAGGGGCGATACTTATTCCGCGACCACCCCAGTAATGGAAACCTATGCTATTTGGATTCAAACAGCGGGTTTTCATACCTTTCCAGGAAATAAATGCGCCTTTTTGCCCGGAATATTTCATTTCGCATCTCCCCAAGATTTACTGGATAGTTTAATCCCTGTGGGAATTACCAAAGGGTCGTCGTAGGGTACGACAATCTGCGCTAGATTTCGCAGACGAGTAACTTCTTCCTCTGTCCGCTGTGTTAAGAATTGTCCCGCTAGACTGTCGTGGCATTGAAGCAAAAGCTGAATTGAGGTTTCTCCGGCCTGCTCGGCTCCGTCGATGTTTACTAGTACACGATTAATAACCCCCGCGACCGTACTCTGCGGGAGCCACCCCAAAAGCTCCGGGAGATTCACTACCCCAAGAGTATAGAGTCGAGCCCCAAACTTATTCTCAATATAGCCTCGTTTCCCCGCAGCTTCTTCAGTGCGAAGGTGCCATTTTCGAATTCCAGGATGAGCCGCGAACCATCGCGCGCGAAAACCTGACGCTTCGTGGACAGTGATTCCGAGGGCTTGAGCAAGTTTTCGATCACCCACCCCATAATTTGTTGCGTGTACTCCGGCTTTCGCTTTTCCCCGATATGCTTCTCCAATACGAGCGCGATGTTCTTTATAATTGGGGTGAGATTCCCGGAGTTCGTCATAGGGGATTCCTTTCAGATCGAAGATCGCGCAAGCGTTGAGGCAGTGCATGTCGAGATTTTCCCGGAGGGCTCTTTTAAGATCGGAGTCCTCTGCCTCCCAAACGACCACTTGCAAATCAGCTCTATCTAAGTCTTGATCGAAAAAGGTGTACCCCGGGTCAGGGATAAAAAGCTTCCGGATGTTTGGAAGGTGGATGTAGTCTTTGCTTTTTATTTTTGCTTTTTCCGCGACGGGGATGTTCTGGAGGTTCATCCCAGAGCCAAAGGCGTTTTCGGAGGAGGAAAAGCGATAGGTTATCGGACCCGCTATCGAGAACGAACAACGCATTCTGTCGTCTGAGTCGAGCCTGGCGTCTATAAATGTACCGAGAAACACCCCAATGGAGCGAAGTTCTACGATTAATTGGCATAGGGGCCTCAGGACGGGTTGTCTCTCCGAGATGGTGACCATCGCGGGGGAGTTAGTGGTGAGGGAATCTGTTGCCAAGTTCTTAACTCCGGGAATGCCGAGGTCATTGTAGAAAAACTTGGAAAGCTGTGCGGGCGACTGGGGATTAAGGGGATGACCCGCAATGTAGTCGAGCTTTTCCTGCCGCTCAAACTGGGCCTGGATAAGTTCATTTCTAAGAGTCGCACGCTGGGAGGTGTCCAATCGTATTCCACGATTCATCATCCTTAGAACAGGGAAAAAGAGCTGTTGCTGAAACTCCGCATGGGGGACGAGGCCCTTCTCTTCGATGGAGGACCAGATTTCGGGCCAGATTTCCCAAGTGATGCAGGCGTCTTTGCAGTTGTAAGTCCAGTATTGCTTCTCTCCAATGGAGGGGTCCCATTCTTTGATTTCGTCTTTCCAGTAGACATGATCCTGGGCATACATCGCGGAGAGGAAATCCAGACCCTTTCGCATGTTGGCGAAGATGCTGTGATGGCCGATCATCGTGTCGCGGACCCGTGCGGGGAGAAACCCCCAATGCCGGTATATGTACTGGCAGTCGTAGGAGATGTTTTGGCCGATGGTGATTACGTTCGGGTGGCGGAGGAGCCGGGCGATCATTAGGAGGATGGCGGATTCCTCGTCTTCGCTCCAATAGAAGGGCTTTTCGTCGTTGACGGTGATTAAGGGGATGCAGATCGCTTCAGTTGCGCTCCAGGCGATGCCAATACAGGCGATATGTCCCCCGCGAGTTTCGAGGTCTACGCTGATGGGGAAATCGGTCTTGTCTTCGACAAAGCGAAGAAGCCATTCAAGGGTATCGTGAACAACATCCGTAAAGGTGGGCTCGATGATGAAATCATAATCCCTCGGGAGCTGGGTTCCCTCGTATATCGCCTTCGCTCTCCCAAGGTCCATTTGGAAGATATGGGAAATGGAGGCATCGCGGGAGAGGTTGCGCGGGGGGAGGGTGGGCACGACTTGCCAGGGGCGTTCGGTGCCGGGGAGCCGGGAGCCGCGCCACTTGCTTACGCCGAGGTTCCCCGTGGTGGCCCACAGGGCGAGGTCCCCGAGGGCGATCACGAGTGCGGGCTTCACAAGAGTGAGAGCCTCTAGGACGTTCGCCTGCCCCGCGATCAGCTCCGGGGCGATCCATTTCCCCTCGTAATGCACCCACCCCGGAGCAGGGCAGGTTTTGCGTTTGGAGATGACGTGCTTAATATCCTCTTCCAGCAGGGGCTTCTGGAGGACCGAGATGATAAAAACCGAGCTTTTGAGAATTCCCCGGCGACTCAACAAGTCAAAGAAAAGCCCCCCGGCGTAATCACTAAGAGGGGCCTGCGCAGCGTAGTCTTGCTGGGAGGGGAAATCAACGACGATTGCGATTCGTGCGTCGGTTGGGCCGAGGCTTCTCATTTTTCAAACTCCCATTGTGAGGCCATAGCTTCGGCAATCCCGGGAAAAGTTTTACTTCGTTCTTGGGCGCGATTGGCGCTAGGGGGAAGTCTCCAAATACGTTGCTCCCGCCCGGAGACAATGTTGGTAGGGGTTAATGGCGGGAGCCCCTTCAACCAAAGACACGTCGCCTTTGTCTCGCCATGCCCGAACTGCCACGGCTGGATGATCTGACTGGGTTTTTTCCAAAGGGTAGACATGATCCCGATGGGATTTTCTACCGAAATCTTTGGACAGGAGTGTGTTGTGAATAGTTGGAAGAATTCGATGCTGCGTTGTTGGGAACCGTTCGCGCGCTTTTCTGGGAACCAGCGAGCACCACTAACGGCTAGATCGGTGCAGGGGGGAAAAGCAATAATTGCTTGCCAAGGCTCAGAGAGCAGTTCTCGAACATCGGTTTGAAGATGCCATTCAGGATGCCCGCCCGAGCAAGGAAGAATATCGTTGCTGAAAGCTGTATAGCCTTTTGCCCGAAGGGCTTTGGTGACAGTTTGGGATTCTTCACAGGCTACAAGAATTCTCCGGGGACTCATATCGCCTCCCAAAAAGTCCGCTCTTCCCCACAGTGCTTGAGGACGGCCCAGAAGATTGAGACAGGTGCGTCAGGAGATGTTTCCACAACCTGGGGGTGTTGGCAGAATAACCCCATCAGGGCGGTGCCAGGGGTGGTTAAATGCCTGCACGTCTGGCACACTCGGAGCTTCTGGTTTTGCAAGGCTTCCATATCGCTTCTCCATTTCGATGAGCAGGTCAACTTCGTGCTTGATCTTTTCGAGGTCTTGAATTCCGTTCTTGTCTCTCCAGCGGGTGATTCTCTTGACGATACAGCCTTCGAGGAAGTTGAGGTTATTCGCGGAGATGTATTCGACGGGCTGGATCTTCTTGGTTTTGTAGTGCGATCCCGCGATTTGAACGTCGAGGGGGTTGGTCATTCCTTATCCTTCCGCTCTTTCGCTGCTTGGTCGGTGTAGCTAATGGGATACCTCTTCTCCAGCTTTGCGACATTCGCGGCGAGGACTTCCTCCCGGGAAACACCGAGCTGCTGGCGGGCTTGCTCCATATAGAATTCCAGGTCCCCGAGTTCCTCGATGGCGTTTTCCCGGTTGAGGGGCTGGGCGTAGACGACGTGCTTTTTGATGCAATCGAGGAATTTCCCGGCTTCCCCGCTGATCCCGGTGGCTGCGTGACAGAGGTTGACCTGCGAAGGGGACAATGCATCGAGGATGTCGAAGGGGTTTTTCACCCGGGCAGCGACAAAAACCGAGTAGGCGGAAACGGGGACTTTCTGCTCGGGAAGCTCCGGCAGCTTGATGTGGTCAAAGGGATTTTTCTTCGTCGGGGTAATCGTCACCTCACGCCAGGAGAGGATCTCCCCGCGTTGATGGCCCCACCAGTTTTCAATCTCGGGAAAAGGCTGCCCGATTTCAGCGCCGCAGAGGGCGCCATCAGGGGCGTTATCGCGGGGTCCCCAGCCTTTTCCGTCGAAATAGCAAAAGGCTTCTTTTGTCGGGGTCCAGTCGGAGTACACCACCGCAAGGGTCGGCTTCTTCGGGAGGCCGGTGTTCGAGATGGGGGAAATTTCAATCGGCATTCGGTTCTCCTAAAAGATAGTGGGCCTTTTATTCCCATGCCCAGGGGAAAAGCACTACAGCAGGGAGCGAGCTTACCGACTTCTTCTAAGAACACCCGTTGTGAAGGGATGCAGGGGTCAGGCAGGGGAGTTTAGGCCCTTTTCCCCCAAGTCTTACGAAGGTCCTCAGACGGCTGTGCTGGGGAGTGCAATCGGTTAGACCTTGGTGTAGCCCGTCACTTCGTCCAGAACAACACCCTCTTCCGTCGGGTGCGGCTTGTGGCCGATGGTGATTCGGATGAACGAGCCCTGCAGCGCGCTCAGGGGCTTCCCGTTAACTCCCGCCGCATCCCGCAGGCGGCCCAGCCGGATGTTCTTATTCGGGCCAGTGGCAATCTGCCCGTTGTTCATGTCGAGCATGAGCCCCAGGGTTGTCGTTAGCTTTTCCGCGCCCCCCGGATACTGCGCAACGTATTCCGGGTCGGTGATTTCCAACTTCAGGTCCATGCGGTTCCAGGGGTTCCCCGTCTTCTGGGAGGTTCCCCCGGCGAACTTGATCTCCAGGATCTGCGCGGTGGTTTCCCCTTGAGGGAGGGGAATCCGGCGGGTGTCATTCGCCTCAAGTTGCTGGTCCATCAGGTTGGCGGCTTCAACGGGGTCAAAAAGTCGGGACATTTGGTTTTTCCTTACAGGGTGATGGCGGAGGGGTTAACTCTTTTCGCAGTCCGCCGGGCAGCGAAAGAGGGGTGAAGGATAACACGTTTAGGTTAGGGTGTCAAGGGGAGCTAGAAAGGGATATCGTAGTCAGGCTCCGCATCGAAGGGGGAAAAGGTTTCGATATCTTTGAACTTCTCAGGGAGATGCCGGCGGTGCATGTTTAACAGGGCTTCTCTTTGCTTCGCTGTTCCGAACGGCCAGCGGGAAGTGCTCGATTTCCAAATTGCGTATTGCATGCTAATCGAAGGCAAAAACTCCCTCTCCCAGCTTGAAAACCCTTTCCCCACAAGCGGATCTTGCAAATCGCAAAGGACTTGATCCATCCAGCGGGGGCAAGAGCCGGTGGCCATTTTTAGTCCCCGGCGAGAGCGGCTGCGGCGCGTACGATGGCGCGGCGGGTGGCTGCGTAGGGGTCTGCTGATTCATGCTCGTCGTATATAGCACCCTTGTGGCTGATTGCCAAGACCGAGCCCCGTGCCAAGACCGAGCCCCGGCGGCCAAAATAGAGGTCAATTCGCAACGTCACCGCCAGCCGCAGCGCGTCGCCGTCGTCGGCGAGGGGGTTCCAGCAGTAGCCGCTGGGGTTGTCATCGCCGCGAATGGACAGGCCCATGAAAAGCCCGTAGCGCGATGTTTCGTCACCTTGCGAATACAGCCCAGCCGCCTTCGCAGCCTTCTCAAGCAGTTCTCGGTCTGTCATTTCATTTCCTCGTAATCTAGCGCAATCCGCCGCCCACACAGCGCACAGCTATAATGCTCGTGTGTCATGCTAAGATCGCCTTCTACCGGCAGCATCTTCGGGCATTGCCAAGAGTCTCGTTCTGTTTTACAAGGCTCTTTCCCGAGTTCCGGGCTCAAATCCCAAGTAGATAAAGCCATATCATCCTCCCTCAGCCAACTTCTTGCGGTTTTCCCACTTCTTAATAATCGGCCCGAAGTCCGCGGGGATCTTCGAGGCGATGGGCAAATTCCGGGTTTTCACATCCGCCTGGGAGTTCGCGGTGTCCCAGTAGAAGTTCGCGTTTTCCCGGATGGTGTAGATTACGTCGGAGAAGGGTTGGGGGATTTGCGCGGTGATCGCTTTCCCTGGGGCCGAAAGCATCAGCTTGGTTCCTCCGGTGATTTGGTCTTGCTCTCGTTCGACGTGGGCAATAAGCACAAAGTGGCAACGACACCCTGAAGTGAGCTTGTGCAAGAGCGACATAAGGGCTTGTTGAACGATACCCCAATCTGCCATGTCTTTGACGGGCTTGGTTCCAATGACCATTTCGAAGAGCATTCGGGACAATGCGCTGAGGCTGTCGATGACCAAAACTCGGCCATTTCCCCATGAGTCAACTGGACCAAATGTTTTTCCAGTCCGTTGATCCGGAAAATCATTGAGCACTCCGTACAAGTCGATGATGGGATTGTTTTTTCCACGATTCATATCCTTCATCTTTGCCAGCCCGCTCAGGTCGAATTTCCCGATGCTGTCGGCTGCGCTTTGGAGCTGGGAGAAGCCCAGGGTCCGGGGCTGGATATAGTGCCAGTGCAGGTTCTCCGGGATGGGCTTGTCGTTATCGGCGTAGGCCCCGATCAGGCTCTCCAGGCCGGGCTCAAGGAAGAGGGCGAAAACTTCGAGGCCCGCATCCACGAGGGTTTTGACGGAAAAGGTTTTCCCCGTGCCGGAGGCGCCGAAGAGGAGGACATTTACCCCGGGGTAGACATCAGAGGGGGTGTTGAGGTCAGCCATTCAAAATCTCCATGATTTCCCGAAGGCTCTCCCGGACGTTATCCGGGTCGAGTTGGGACTTGTAGAAGAAGGCACATCCCCCTGAGGGGAGGCCGACGATGTTCGAAATGTCGTCAACTGCAATGAGCATCGGGTTCCCGTTCGAGTTTGTCAACCCGAGGAATCTCCCCGAGAATCTGATACGCGCGGAGAAGGCATTCTCGGCGGATGAGTTCGGCGGAGAAAAAAGCGAGTGCTCCCGGAAGACTTGGGGGGATTCCCCGGTCCCACCAGACGAGGAGTTTCCAGATAGATCCTCCGGTGAAATAGACATCCCCGTGCAACTCGCAGGGCCATCGTGCGACGAGGTATTCACCCTTTCCATGACGGGTTCCTCCGAAGTTAATGCGGCCCCAAAGCTCCCCGCATTCTGGGCAGATGGGCCGGATCCCTTTTGAGTAGGGGTCACCTTTTCCGATAACGCCGCCGAGAGGGATTTCCTCCCCTCCGAGAAGAAGCCGGCGATTTCGATCTTCAGGAGGCTCTGGGTTTCCGGGCATGGGTCTTCTCCTAGAGTTTCCCCGACGCGAAAAAGGAGCGAAGCCGCTTGAGCCAGGAGGTTTTGGACGGGGAGACTTGGCTGGGGCATGGCTTGCTCCGGGGGGAATAGAGAGCGAGGAAGATCGAAATCGAGGCGGAATGCTCGCTTATGAAAGAAGAATCGCGGTAAGCAAAAGCATAAGTAACATTTGAATCTCCGGTGGAGAGGATGAGGATTTCGTACTCAGTGATTCCATCGAGGTCACGACCTTTCCAAATCTCCCCAGGCCGAGGCAACTTTCGGGAAGGCGGGGGGAGACTCTTCGGGCTGGTCGAGATATCCCCGGAGGAAGAGGTCCTGTCGGTTGAGGATATCGAGTTCCCCTTGAAGTCGGAGGATGAGGAGCCGATGGTGGTAGAAGACATAGGAGTTTTCCTGGAGTTCGTTCGCGGCGATTCTGCGGAGGGTAGGCCGCGCCCAAAGAGCGCGCCAGGCGAGGATTAGGCGGGGGATCATGGCAGCGCGTCCAGAGCGTCTTTCAGGGCCTTGAGTTCGGCCTGCTTGGCTTGAATCGCGTCCCGGAGTTCTTGCCGAGCGAGGGGCTTTAGGTCCACCTGTAGCTGGGCAATCACCTTGGGAAAATCCGTGATGATGGTATTAACCAACGCAACACGGAAGAATTCCGCAATTTCTTCTTTCCCGAAGAACGCCTTGAAGACGATACTTGTCGGGGTCAATCCTGCGATGGATTGGAGATACGCGGCTTTTTCAGAGGAGGTCATGGTTGAATCTTTCTTTCAGAGTTGTGGGAACGAGTGTTTTCCCAAGATTTCCGCGCACACGCGGCGTCTAGCAGGTTATTACCATAGTACAATACATTATCATATGCTCGTTCTGTGGTACGAGCTACCCATTTAGCGTTCTGAGCGTGCCAATATACGCCAAATAGCCCGCTCTGCCCTGGGGTACGCGTTTGCACTAAACGCTGCACTCGATGCGAAGCCCACTTGCAATTATCTTTTGAATAGGGCAGAGCATTATTTTTCCGGTGTAAAGTGTGCTCCGGTGGACACTCCCCCATATCGGCTAGAAAAGCGGCGTATGTGGCCCAGGCTTCAGGACAAGTAATACCTCTGCCGCCGTAAGCCGGGTAATCTGCACAATTTGGATTATAGCAGCGTTGGCGCATAGCCCGCCACGAGTTACGGGTTTTGGACATTTTCTTCCTCACGAGTTACAGGATTCCAAATACGTTGCACAAATTGCCCCTCTAACCAGGGTGTCGGATCTGCTGACATGCAGGGCTGGACGAACATGCACCCGCCGAAAGAGGAACACCCGTCGGCGAGGTTGAGGTCCCAATAACCTTCCTCCCAGGCTTTCTTTGCGCGGAGGACATCCCGGATGAATTGCTCATGCCATTCGTGGACATGATGCGGGGTTCGGACGGTGATGCATTCGGCGTGCTTGATTTCGGTTTTGAGGATTGCAATTCCCCGGACGAGAACTTGGGAAGCAGGAATACCATAAGCCCGAGCAGCCCAAGTATAGCCCGTGAATTGCGCGCGTCGATTCCACTGGTTAGCCCATTGACCGCCGAGCGCGGATGTGGTTTTGTCATCATAGACGGAAATTCCCCCGGCGTAGGTTGCGATCATGTCGGCCCGGCCGGCGTAGATGATGGGTTCGCCGGTGACCGGGTGGAGAAGGCGTTTGTCGTCGATCGGGAGGGCGAAGGAGAATTCGACCATCGGTTTCCCGTCGCTCGTGCGGTAGGGTTGCGCGGGGTCACTTTCGAGGGGGAAGGCTTTCCAGTAGTAGGCGAAGGCTTCGACTAGGCGGTCGAGGCTCTTGGCTGCGCCGGAGCCGCGCTCAGGGGCGATGAAGTCGCCATACTCGTTGATGAGAGCCACCAGCCCCTCATTGATGGAAGCCACCGGGCCGAACCCCTTTTCATAGAAGGACCTCCGGGCTACCTCTAGGGCGTGCGCCCAGGCTTTCCCCGCGTGGAGGTGGATACTCTCCCCTTTGGGCTTGAAATGGTGGAGATATTCCCAATAGAACTTCCGGGGGCATTCGACGAAAGCCGAGCGCATGGAATTATCCCAAACTATCGGGAATTCTGGGCGGGCGAGGGTCATTCTTTTTCCCCAGGGGTAGGCTTTGCGAAATGCATCTTTACCATCGAGAGCAGACCATCGTGTTTCCACGTTTGGCTGTCTTCCAGGTCTCCATAGCAGAGGAGGTTCGAGAACTCCACAGTGGGGAGTTCTCCAGTGAATTCCACTGCGGCGAAACCGTTTCCGGTTTGGACGATGAGAATAGGGTTGGGCATAGTGGTCTCCAATCAGAAGAAATCAACATCTTTCGGCTTTTCAGCCTTTTCCTTTGCGACGGTTTGTGCCGTCAAGACTCGACCGGAGTCTCCGAGGAACGCGGCGACTTCATCGAGGGGAATAATCTCCCCGCCTTGGATTCGCGCAATGATGTCCCGGGCCTTTGCCCGCTGCTGTTCGGAGAAGGCCGCGAGAGCGTCGGCTTTTGATGGCATTGGAGATACTCCAGGGCGGGTTGCACCGCGAGGTTGAAGTGGGGATAGGCGGCTTTTGCGAGGGCGAGGGCTTCCTCGGCGGTTTCAACCCCGGAGAGGATGTGCGCCTCTTTGGTTTTCCCCACGAGGATCGGCTCGAAGTCGATAATCGTGTGGAGGAAAGGCCCGGAGGTTGACGCGAGGGTTTTCTCAACCCGGGTCTGGCGGAGGATGATGTAGGGGGTGGACATAGGAGGCTCAGTTAATCGAAACACCAGGGGGGACTTCCTCGGGCTCATCCACCGGGACGCAGGCAACCCCGGGGAAATCTTTATCCGAGAGGAATTCCAGTTCTTTGACAGTCGCATCCCCGACGACGGTCATGAGGATTTCATAGTCTCGGCCTGTGAGGCGGGACAACGTTTCCTCGGAAGGGAGCCCCATAAATTCCATAATTCTGGAAGTATTCTCCCGACGAATAGCGAGCCATTCAACAGCGGTGAGGATGGCTGCGCGGCGGCGGTTTTTTTCGGAGGGGGTCATTGTGCTTCTCACGGGTTAGAAGAAATCGATTTGCTTCTCATCAGGGAGGGGTTTCTTGTCGCGGGATTTTCCCTTTGTGGTGGACTCGGGTTTTGAGGTCCAGTTCTTCCGGATGGTTCGGACGAACCTGCGGAGGGCTTCGAGGGCGGGCATTTCCCCGGCGCTAGCGCGAGCGCGGAGGGCATCGGCTTCGCTTTTCGAGAGAGGGAGGATTGTGTCCGGGAAGTCGGGGGAGGTCATGTTAAAGCCCTCCCCGGCGCTGTTGCAGGCAGTCGATAATATCCTTCGACGCGGCATCGTAGGCTGCGAGGAACCCGGGGCTTTTCGTCCCTTCAGGGCCGATTGCTAGGGCGAGAACGGCAGCCAGATCATCCCGCAAGTCTTCCGCAGCGGAGCGGGGGAGAGGCTGGGAAAAGAGCGCGAGCTTAACCGCGAAGACTGCGGTGATAGCGTATTTCAAGTCGATGGGGAGATTTTCGTCGATCTTGAGATTCCCGGGGGAGTTCGTCCGGGCCATTGTGGCGTCGATCATTTCGAGGAGACGGGAGTTCATGAGAGGTCCTTGGTCAGAGGGGCGGTAATGCACTCAGCGCAGAGGGCGACTGAGGCGGGGATAACTTCGAGCTGGGGGATGATATTGAGATCGCGAAAGCGCCGCAGGTCGAGGCGAGTGCTGCGAATTGTCGAGGGATTTTCCGCGTCGTGCTCCCGGAGGAAAACGCCGACGAGATTAGAGTGAACTGTTCCGCAAGCGTCGCATTCGGTCATGTCGATGTGCGCCCAATAGCCGAGGGAAACCCAGCGGGAGATGAGCGTCGGGGCGACTGCACGCTTTTTCAGGTTGCCTTTTTCGAGATCTTCCTGATAGGCGTCGTCAAGGGCGTCGTCGAGAAGGGGGTTTCCCGTCGGGCGGAGTGCGGCGTTCACGGCTTTTCCCCCTTCATGATGCGGTCGAAGGCGTCGCTGAGGTCTTCGGAGCTTGCGGGGGGATTTTCCCCGGGACTCTTGAGAGCCTCGGAGATGAGAGAACCGATGTCCCCGAGGTCTTTTAGACGGAGCCAGAGCCCCCTAGGATCAGCCGAGAGATAGAACCCGAGAGAGTTTCCGAGTTCGGTCTTGCCTTCGGCCCGGAGGGCGGAGATTAGGCCGTAGAACTGCAAGCGGAGCGCAGCAGGGGATATTTTCCCCGGACAGGGGATGAAGAACTCCCCGAGGTCCAGGGCTCTCTGCATGGCGTCATGCATGAGCGGGGGAAAGGCGCTCGAAGCGCGGGGGGTGGACATGGAACAGTCTCCCGACTGTGAGGGACCTTCGAGGAAGGTTCGACCCTTTGGACAGGGGATGGGAAAATCCCCTCTGCGAAGGACCCGCGTTATCTAGATTTAACGTGCCCCATAACCCGGGGAAGTGACACGCCGAACGGAATGCTTCGGAGGGAAACGGGGAGCGATTCCTAGCCGCTCCCCGCTAGCTGCTGGTGCCTTCGGCACCCGGGGATTAGAAGGGAGAATCCGCTTCGTCGGCGTCGGCCTTCTTGGCCAGCTTTTCAGCCTTCGCGGCGGCAGCTTCGGCCTTGACCGTGGCGAGAGCCTGTTGGTAGCGCGGCAGGGCCTTGACCTGTTTCTTTTGGTCGTCGGTGAAGCCGGCCCACATGCCCGCGACGGTTTCCAGGGTGTCGGCGCATTCTTCGCCCTTGGCCTTGGCCTTGAGCTGGCGGAACAGCAGGGCGGCGCGGACTTCAATGGTGTATTCGGTCGATCCGCCACCTTGGCCGCGTTCGAGCTTCCAGGTACCGGCCAGCAGGTTGTTGAAGCCCACGAGGCATTGCTCACGCATCTTTTCCGGGGTCCGGTCGTCGCCTTCCAGGCGGCCGATGTAGGAGCGAGTGCGGGAAATCAGGCCCTCGGCGATTGCGGCGAGTTGCACGGCTTCGGGGACGGCCGAGGGATTCAGCGTGGCGGGTTCTACGTTGTCGCCGAAGGTGGCTTGAATGGTGCCATCTTCGAGGATGGTGAAGGCCATCTGGCGAACCTTGGCGGGAGCGGTGACAACGGGGTTGGTTTCTTCAGTCATGGGGAAATCTCCGAGAGAGTGGGGAAAGCAGGGGAAACCGTCCCCCGGGCGGGTTGAGGGGCTAGCCCTCGGTGTGAGTTGCGGCGTGAGCGCGCTGAGCGTAGGCGATGGCCTGGGCGATGTACGCGGCCCGGTAGCGGCCCTCGGCAGAGGCACCATCGGTCGAGCACTGGACGGCCACGATCGCGCCGCTATGGTCCTCCACGAGTACGCGGAGGGGGCCGAACAGATAGAGGGTGTGCAGGTTCGAGGTCATGGTGCGGGCCTTTCGAGTCAGTGGGGCCATTCTAGCAAAGTGAGCGATCACTCCGCAAGGGGCAAACGGGGAAAAGAGGGGAAACTTTGTAACAGCCGAAAAAGGGGGGGGGGAAGGGCGAACCCTTCCCGGGGTTCACTTGATCTTGAGAGCTTCTAAGGCGCCTGCGAGACTCTTTGCGATGTCGCGTGAGGCAGTTCGCCCGCCGATATAGATAGAGCCGGGAATGGGGTTGTCCGACTCCTTGGGGACCATGATCGAGTCTTGCGCTTCATCGCTCAGGGCCGTGCAGAGGGGGCCTGTGATGGCCCGAAAGTACGGGGCGGACAGTCCTAGCGCAAGCTGGGAAATGTCGGTAGCGGGGACCCGGCTTTCCGCGATCAAGCCGACTGCGCCGACACTGGAGCGGTGTAGGAACCCGAGAGCGTAAACGCGTAGGTCAACCGCGCCACCGGCCAGCGTGTAGGCCCATATCGCGTGGGAGAGCTTCGCGAAAGTTTGTGTCAGGGCATTTTGATCGACACTGGCGGACCACGTAAGCACGAGCTTCAGGCTAACGGGGGGAAGCCTATTCCTCACCCGTGCACGCGCAGCAAGGGGGAGATTAGCCAGCACTGCGGGGACGCTCCAGGAGCCCCCCACGATAGCGGGCTGAACTTTCCCGGGGCGGCTAGGCGTGCGGGAAAGGACTGCGGTCGCATTCTTGAGGGCATCCCGGGCGTGCTCGGCGATGCCTGAGGCGTCGAGGGATTCCGGGGTTTGTGAGCCTAGCCCTTGCCAGTCAGTTCCACCACGGGGCCATGCGCGTTCATTGTCCGACCGGGCATGTTGCGCGGCAAGGGCAAGCATTTCCCGAGGGGTTTGCGTGCGGATGTGGGCCCACTTGTGGGGGGTCGGCCGGGCTTTAGTGGTGAACTCGCTGATAGCGCACCGGGAGTCGGCGAGAATCGCGGCGGTATTGGCTCGCATGATTTAACCCCGGATGAAAGATTGCACTGCGGGAAGGCGGAGGACATCGGGCCAAATTTCGGCCACCGCGCCATTCTTGAGGCATGAGGAAAGGACATATTCCCGGCGAGTCTTGAAGCGTTCGACCTGCAAAAGCTTCGCGCCAATCATCACATGCCGGGGAGTTGCGTTGACGGTGAGAATTCCCCGCTGGGTCATGAGGCCCCGAACGGCCAGCACTGCGCGGTAGAAGGCATCTTCGCCCTGGGCCATGCTCTGTTCTAGGGCTGCGTCAACTTCCCAATGGAGCATGCCGCCAAATCGGGCAATCGTCGCACCGTCGAGAGGGTTGCGGCCACTGTAGGCCATGCTTGCGCCATCCCCTTGGGTGTTCATGTTGAGGATTACGTGGAAGTCTTCATGCTGCTTGTACAGCACGCCATCGCCGAACATGGCGAACCCGTTACCGTCAAGGATGGGGTTAGCCGAAAGGAAAGCATCGGGGGCGGATGAATCCGCTTCGTCCATCAAGAGAACTCCGCCCCGGGTGTATGCCTTGAACGTGGGGGACTCGTGGAATGTCCCCTGCGCATCCCGATGACCGAGGTATTCGTAGCTTTGGGTGAACGGGGTTTGTAGGTGGAACTCCAGCCCCAGGGCTTCCGCGCATTGCATTGCTGCGCGGGATTTTCCCGTGCCGGCTGGCCCCGTGAGAATGACTCGCCCAACGACTGAGAGCCATTCCAGTAGGTCCGGAAATTGGGCATGTGTGCGCCCTTCGATCTTCACGGGAGGGCGTTTGTCAATCTGGACGACAATCGGGCGTTGCCGCTGAAGTTCTTCAAGGGCGCGGGCTTGCACGTTTAGCAGGCGCTCGGCATCGTCCAATCGGCGCGTATGCCCCTGGTGCATGTCTTTGACTGCACCAGCGAGAGCGTTAACAGCCGGGCGCCAGTCTCCGAAGGATTCCCCCGATTGGGGAATAGTCACGGGAGTAGGAATAGGGCTCGGCGCGATGGGATCATCATCCAGCCAATCGGAAACCGGCGCAGGGCGCGGAGTCGGGCCATTCTGCGGGAAGCCATCCTCCCGCTTCAGTATCGCAACCGCTGCGCCCCCAAGCATCGGATGCTGCGCCAGCCGGGAAATAATCCCTTGCTTGTTTAGATCGCCATTCCGGAAGGCCAGGCCAGCCTTCCGGGCGGCTGCTTGCAGGCGCAGGATGGGAACAGTCTGTAGGTATTCAAGATCAATCATCGGAAAAACTCCGGGCTAGAAAAGGGAAACCATAGGCCCTCAAAAGGGCCTAGCGTTTCACTTCGTCCAATTCACTGCGGTTTGCTTTGCCATCACATGGGCAGTTTGGAAGGCGTCATTCCTGTCATCTGTGTGATAGGTCGCGGCTTCGTTGATCCCTTGCGGAGTGTGCAGGCGTACCCGGAATTCCTGCCATTCCGCGCTGCGTTGAATCACTGCCGTGATGCCCTCTACCTTCCAGCTACCTACTTTGCGCCAATCGCTCATTTTGCTCTCTCCTAAACTCCCCGACACTGCGCCGGGGTCTGACTCTATATAAGCACCCTCCGTGCCAGCCCTCCCCCTGTTACAATCTAAACACCCAAACCCTAGCAAAAACAAAGACTTAGCCCCACGCTAAGGGGAAACCCAGGGCATTTTTCCCCTGGCATGCTCTTTGCTCATGGCGCAAAACGTCACTTCCCCTGACCATTCTTGTCACATCCTGCGCTTTTTGGGTAGTCGCGGGGAAATAGGCAAGAATCGGGCCTGATTTGCCCTGATTCTGCCTTCCCCCCTCGATTGCCCCCGGGAGATCCCCGGGAGAGCCCTCGATTGCCGGATTTGGAGCAAACCCACCCTTTGTGGCAGTCTCAGGGGGTGTGTAGTAGATCTATCATTTTAAAAAAAAAATTTGTAACAAGACTGATAGAACTGCTACTCCTGACCCTGCGATATCACATTACCGCCCTGGAGCCAAAATCCGCCAATCCGGGATCATGGGAGGGCATCGGGGAAATGGGCTGTCACAAGCCCGCGCGGCTACCTTCGCATCGGCTGTCACGTTTCCCCTTCTTCCCGGTACGCGGAAGAGCCTTCTCGGGCCTGTCGCTGGGGGCGTGGAAGGGTGGCGCAGCCTGGGCCGACCTGGGCGCGGGGCGCACTGCCTTGGAAGGCGCGCGCCCGCGCCTAGCAAGATCCATACCACTAGCAAGATCCATACCACTAGCAACTTCCGTGCCAGCCTTGGGATTTTCCCCTCCCCCTACCGGGAGGCCCCCGGGGGTATCCCCGGATTGGGGGGCTCAGTGGGGTGGGGGTTTAGCCGAGGCTATCCACCTCCCGTCATTTGCGCACTCTGAACGAAGCGACTTGCGCTTTTGAGGAAAAAGCCGTAGAGTTCGTCGGGAAAGGAGAGCCCCGATGCCCGAGATCGAAAAAGTGCGATATACCCACGATGCGATCATTGACGAAATCCTAGTCGACCCCGCGATCTCCCAAGGGGAGCTTTCCCGCCGGTTTGGCTTCTCCCAGGCGTGGATGAGCATCGTGATTAACTCCGATGCCTTCCAAGCCCGGCTTGCCGAGCGAAAAGGGGTGCTCGTTGACCCAAAAATCACAGCCCGGGTCGAGGAGCGGCTTGAGTCGCTTGCGAAACGGGCGCTGGACCGTCTTTTGGAGCGGGTTGAGTCGAGCGTCCCTCTCAAACCCCTCGAACTCGTCGCTATGGCGAAGCTCGGGGCGGGGGATCGCGCTAACCGAATCCCCTCCGCCCCGCAAACGAACAACCTCTACGTCTTCACCGCGCCCGCGGTCCCGGATAATTCCGCCGAATGGCTAAAGGGAACCTCCCGCTTCTCTCCCCCGGGGGCCGTCGCCGAAGCTGTTGTTCTTGACCGGGGGTTAACTGCCCCCCAAGGAGCGGAATAATGGACCCCTTCACCCAAATTCTCGCGATGCTCGGGGTTCTCCTCGTTCTGGGGCTCGCGAATTTGGGAATTGGGCTCTATTTGTTGGGGAGGGGCGGGAAATGAACTTTGACGCGGCTTTTGCGCTGCTTGTTTCCCCGACATATGAAGGAGGCTACGTTAATGACCCCCGTGACCCCGGCGGAGAGACCAAATATGGCATTTCCAAGCGATCTTACCCCCATCTGGACATCAAAAACCTCACCCGAGAGCAAGTCAAGCCTCTTTACAAAGCCGATTTCTGGGGACCGGCCGGTTGTGACGTGGTACCTGGCCCAATTAAATACGCCCTCTTCGACTATGCGGTTAACTCTGGCCCTAAAACAGCTGTGCGAACCCTCCAAAAGCGCCTCGGGGTCGTCACCGACGGAATAATCGGCCCGAAAACCCTCGCCGAAATCATGCTCTGGTCCCCCGAGACCCTCGCCCTGACCCTAATCATGGACCGCCTTCAATTCATGACCGAACTCCCGAATTGGCCGGACCACGGGAAAGGCTGGGCTCGGCGGATTCGCTCGAATGTCCTTCAAACCCTTGAGGTGCGCGCATGAGAACCCCCAAAATCCTCATCCAAAAGGATTCCGAAGGCCAATGGTACGTTTCCTACCGGGGGGCTAACGGGAAAATCGTAGGCGTCTCCCGGGGCTATAACACCCAACACAGCGCAATCCGGGGTGTTCTCGCCCTCAGCCGCATCCTCCGAAACGGAATCTGGGAGTTTCCCAAATGAACCCTCTCTTCATCGGCCCAATCGCGGAATTCGCCAACAAACTCGTCGATCGGATTTTCCCCGATAAGGTCGCCCAAGAGGCTGATCGGGCGAAATTCAAGATTGCCGTGCTCGACATGCAGCAGAGTGGGGATTTAGCCACCCTGCAACAGCAAATGAGCGCGATTCTCTCCGAGAGTCAATCCGCCGATCCTTGGACCTCCCGCGCCCGACCTTCTTTCATGTACGTCATCTACATCCTCATCCTCATGAGCATCCCGATGGGGTTCGTCGCGGCTTTTCGCCCGGAAATCGCTTCGGCTGTCGCCACCGGGATGAAAGCCTGGCTCGAAGCAATCCCCGACTCTCTTTATACCCTCTTCGGTGTTGGCTATCTCGGCTACACCGGTGCTCGAACCCTTGAAAAGCGAAAAGGAGCTGTATAATGGACGACCGTTACGCCAATGGCGATGATCCGAAACTTGCCGAAGCCCTGAATCCCCGTTTGGCGCTGGCTAAACGGATGGCGCAAGCCGGCCAGCAGCCCCCAGCTCTCCCCGATACCCGTATCCCCGCTTCCGGCCCCACTTTCACCAAGAAGTGGACTCCCGAAGAGCGCGCTCGGCAAAACGCGCAACTCGCGAAACTCCTCTCCTCGCGATAATGGCCCATATCTGGGTTTTCGAGCATGCAGGGGTCCCTGGGGAGGAGCTTTTCAACTCCGCCCAGGGCCTTTCTACGCCGATTATCATTGATAATACAACCCAGATTGCGTATTACTACGATGCAGTGCTTGGGGTTACGGCGATAGCGGGCTCTGGCGGGGGCACCGGCAGCGATGGCTGGACCTACCTTATTTTGACTGCCGACGTAACCTCCGGCACCTCCACCCCGGCTGTTATCCCCGGCCTTGCTTTCACCCCCGTGAGCGGTTCCGAATACCGGGTTGAAGGCCAACTCCTTGTCGAAACCGACCTCCTCGATAATGGCCCCTCTCCCGGAGTCTCCTGGCCTTCCGGCCTCACCTCTGGAATTATCCGCCTCTCCGTTCCCGAAAGCTCAACCGGCGAGGCTTTACTTCTTGGCAATATCAGCGCAAACTCCCGCGCAGTGCCCTCCACCTTCCCGGTAAACACCGCTCTCCCCTGTGAAATTTCCGCTACCTTCCTCTCCGGGGGAGCGGTTTCCGGGGATTTCGCCATCACCATCTCCTCCGCGGTATAAGGCCCTCCCATGACTGCTTCCCTGACCTTTTACAACAACTGGAAAGCTGCTATCGCGGAGGTTGTCCCCCGAACGGCAACTTTCAAAGTGACGCTGCATACTAGTGCGTATACCTTCGCCGCGACGCAGAGTGTGTATGCGGATTTGACAAATGAACTCTCCACCGCGAATGGTTATACCAACGGCGGGAAAACGATGACATCTGTGACCTGGGGACAGACCTCAGGAACTGCCACTTTTGACGCAGCGGACACCGACTGGACCGCTACCGGAGGCTCTATCGTTTCTCGCCGGGCGGTCGTTCGCGCAATCGGTACTTTTAACTCCCAAGTTGACCCTCTTGTCTGCTCCATCCTGATGGACACCACCCCCGCGGATATCACCCTCACCACGGGAAACACCCTCACCCTGCAATGGAACGCCTCGGGTATCTTTACCCTGGTCTAAAAAGAGGTCTTATGCGAGTCCTTTTTCCGAACTTTTCGCGAATGGTGAACTATTATGTTTGACCAGCCGCGGGATCTTGTTAAACAGACCATTAGTAACACGCCGGGGACTTCCGGTGATTTGACTTTAAGCGCCGCTGTTTCTAGCTGGCTAGCTCTTGGCGCAAGTGACGACGGGCTAACCTTCACCGCCACGATTTACGCTAGTGACAGCGACACGGCCGCGAAGGAAGTTCGCACAGGCTGCGTATACACGCATGGGACTCTCAATCTCACGCGGGGAACTCTAGAAGCGGGTACTGCGATTAACTTGACAAGTAGCGCAGTTGTTTGCGTGGTAATTCCCGCGAGTGCTGCCCATCGCTGGGACGCCGCAGCCCTCTCGGACGTGGCCGGCACTGACGCCGACACGACGATGGTGCTGAATTCGCTCTATGTCGTGGACATGAGCGCATGGGCCACGGCAAACCGCACCTACACGTTGCCGGCGACTGCGGCAGTCGGCGACCGAATCGGCATCGCCATCATAGCGGGTGACGCAAGCCACGAGCTGCTAATCACCGCTGGTACTGGCGACACGCTTAACGGCATAGCCGGCGGCACCGAATGGTCGCGCCTGTTCATCACGGGCGAAGTCGTCATCATGCGCTGCGTGGCGGCCAATGCGGCGTGGGTCGTGGAGCACGATGGTCGCATCCCGTGTGCCGCAACGTGGCAGGCCACCGGATCTGGGGCAACGACGCAAAGCATTTCAGCCGCGACGTGGACAAAAGTTCTGGACGACACCTTCAGTGCGGAACTGTTCGACGTTGGGTCCGTGATGGGATCAAACGGCACCCACATCGCAGCAACAGTCCGCCGAGCCGGCCGGTATGAGTTGCTTGCAGGCATTTCAGTGAACGCCGTTGCCGACCAGAAAGAAGCAATCCTCGGGATCTTCTTGAATGCCGAAGGCACGCCGTCGTATCGACTGGCAAGGCTCCCGACATCAGCATCATCATCCAACAACATCTATCCAAAGGGCTCGATCACAGTTTCAGCAGCCGCAGGCGACGCGTACACCATAGCCGTGTACCACACAGACTCTGTGTCCAGATTGATTAACGATTCTGTCGGGTACAACGTTTTCTCTCTCAAGGAGATGCTGTGAGCCTCGCCGCAAAATTAGCCTATCTTGGCTTCAGGCCAGAAATTGACTTCTGGCTGTCTGATGTCGGCGGCGAACACATTGCAAGCTGGATGTCTGCGTCGCCACAGCCGACCGATTCCGAAATTGACGCGGCGGCCCTTCCAGCGGCCAAAGCAGCGCGCATCGCCAACATCAACGCCGAATGCCGCGCCCGACTGCTGGCCCGCTACGGATCAGCCGAGGAACAGGTCAGCCGTGCCATCGGGGTCTACGGCGCCACCGAACAGGCCGATATGCAAGCCGGCATCGCGGCAACGATTGACGCCAGCAACACCGCGTCGAATGCCGTCCTGGCAGCGGCCGACATCGCAGCAGTGGAGGCGGTCACGGCAACGTGGCCGGCGATCTGATGGCACTCCGACCGATTGACGGCGAGCGGCGCAACGCTGTTATCCGCCAAGAGCACGCCGACGCCAGAGCAGAGCGGCAAGCCGTAAAAGCACTGGCGGCCGACCTGCAGACGATCATCGACAGCATCACCGCCGCCACCACGTTGGGTGAACTGCGCGGCTACGTCAAAGACCTGACCCGCACGACGCGGCGCCTGCTGCGTGCAGTGACCTAATACCGTGAGCATCGGCGCGTCACCGATTGGTGCTCGGCCCATTGCGGCCAGCTCTGCCATCGCTGGTGGTAGCGGAACAACTATTTCCGTACCCGCGGGGAGTTTAACTCTCACCGGATTCGCCCCGACTGTTGTCCAGACCGCGCACCAAACTATTAGCATCCCCCTGGGGGCGCTTGTCCTCACGGGATATGCTCCGGTTGTTAATAACTCCGGTGCGACAGTAACGGTTACCGTCAAGATTGGCTCTTGGATCCGGTATAGGAAGATCACTGCGGCAACTTCCACCCTCTATGGCCTCGACCCGACCCTCAACACCGGGTTTTTCAGCTACTCCGGCACGAATAACCTTATCCTCACGAAGCTCGCATCGAGCGCGGCGAACTATCTCGCCCGCTCCAGCGCCGCGAAAAGCTCCGGGCTTCGTTATTTCGCTTTTGTGAACACCAGCGAGGCGGCGAATGATGGAACGCACATTGGAGTTGTCCAGAGTTCCTGCCCGTTGAGTTATCCCGGGGCTGATGCCAGTGGCTACGGGTGCCAGATTAACCGGGCTGCGGGAGTCGGCCTTTGGAATGCTGCGGCTTTCACCGCCCTCGGAGGAAGCGCCCTCGTGGGAGTCGGGGATTGCGGCATGATGGCGGTGAACTTCACCCTCGGGTATATCTGGTACGGCCGAAACGGTACTTGGTTCAATAGCGGAGATCCCGTCGCAGGGACCGGCCCGAACCAGACCTTCGCCCCGGGGACGACTTTCTACGCGGTGATTTCGGAAGCTTATATTTCAGTGCGGACTTGCTATTCCCTGTCGGGTGCCCCCCACGCGCCGCCGAGTGGTTTCTCCTATTGGGATGCGTGATGAGTGAGCTTTACCCCGGGCTAGGCTCCGCCGCGCAGATGATTCCGATCTGGGCTCCCCAGCTGGGACCGCAGACGGATCTTGTTACGTGCCCCGTTTTCGAAATCTTCTACGGCGGTGCCCGGGGAGGTGGGAAAACGGAGGCTTCAATTGGGGATTGGTTTTTACACGCGGGGAAATACGGCGAACACGCTTCCGGCCTCTTCGTTCGGCGGAAGCTCACCCAGCTTTCTGACGCCATCAAGCGTTTCCGCCGGTATGGGAACAAAATCGGGGCGAGCTGGCACGACCAGAAGAAAACCCTCACCATGCCGAACGGGGCGGTGTTGAAATTCGCCTACCTCGAACGGGACGAGGATGCGGAAGAGTACCAAGGGCATGAGTACACCCGGATTTACGTGGAAGAGGCGACTAATTTCCCGTTTCCTGACCCTATTATGAAGCTGAAGGGCGCTTGCCGAAGCTCTACGGGCGTCCCTTGCGGAATGCGCCTCACGGGAAACCCTGGAGGTCCGGGGCACCATTGGGTAAAAGCCCGCTACATTGACCCCGACCCGAAGGGCTATAAAGTCATCACCACGAAGGAACTCATCGAAATCGCCGATGACCTCACCGTGGAGACTTTTATCGACCGGGTGTTCATCCCCGCGAAGCTGAAGGATAATCGGAAGCTGCTGGAGAATGACCCGGGCTACGTCCAGCGTCTCCGGGAAACGGGCTCCGCGGCTCTGGTCAAGGCATGGCTCGAAGGAGATTGGAATGGCGTTGATGGGACGTTTTTCTCCGAATTTGACGAATCGAAGCATGTGCTCTCGGGGAAACTCGTACTCCCCCGGCACTGGACTAAATTCCGTGCTATGGACTGGGGTTCTGCGGCGCCTTTCTCTATTGGGTGGTATGCGGTCTCCGATGGGGAAATCCTCGCCCCCCGAGGAGCCCTTATCAAATACTCCGAATGGTACGGATGGAACGGGCAGCCGAATAAAGGGCTGAAAATGTCCGCTGATGCGGTTGCTCGGGGGATCCTAAATCGGGAAAAAGACATGGGGGAGAAGATTTCCTATGGGATTGCCGACCCCTCGATCTTCTCGACGAATGGCGGGCCTTCGATTGCGGAAATGATGATGGTCGCCGGGTGTGGGTGGCTCCGGGGGGATAACGCCCGGCAAGCGGGCTGGGAGCAAATGCGGAAACGCCTCGCGGCAGAGCCGGCGCTGCTCCTCTTCCACGATTCCTGCGAGCACACAATCCGCACCCTCCCCTACCTCCAGCACGACGACAAAAACCCCGAGGACCTCGACACCGACGCGGAAGATCACGCTGTCGACGAAACCCGCTACGCTGCGATGTCCCGCCCTGCGATCAAAGACAAGCCCAAGGAAAACGTCCTCGACTTGACGAAAGCCCGGTCGATGCCCACAATTAACGAACTGATCGCGCGCTCGAAGCGGGATCGCCTCCTAGCCGAGAATAGGTACTAACATGGCCGAATACGAAACCGAAGCTCCTGAGCACGAAGCCGGAGAAACCGCCGCCCAGGAAGACCTTGAGCGGGCGGAGAAGTATCTCGGGATGGTGAAAGACCGGGAGAGGCTCTTTGAGCAGGGCTGGTGGAAGCGTGCGGAAGAGAGTGAGAGGCTTTATTCTCAGCCGACGGGGCACGAAGGGGAGAAGTACAAATCGGTTTATAACATCCTGTATTCGAATACAGAAGTGCTGGTTCCGAGCCTGTACTCCGCAACCGCCAAGCCCGATGTCCGGGTCCGGTTCAAAGACACCAAGCTCAAGCCGATTCCCGAGGTCATCGAGCGGTTTCTTACGCTTTATACTGATTCGGCTGCCCCCGGAACCGAGTCCTTCGATGACGCGGTGAAGGATGCCGTTCTGTCCTCGCTCACCGCTGCGAGCGGGTGCCTGCGCCTGCGGTATTACGAAGACGCCGAATTCCCCCTACAGACGGAGAGCGTGGGATATCGGAACCTCATCTGGGGCTACGCGAAGAAGTGGGCCCGGACCCCCTGGATCGCCTTCAAGCATGAGCTTTCGAAGGACGAATTCCAAAAGCAGTTCAAGCTCTCCGAAGAGGAAATGGCCCTGGGCTATGCTTCGGTTTCGGCGGACTCTGGCACCGATTCCTCCGCGACAAAGCGCGCGGATTGTGTCGTCTTCGAATTCTGGCACAAGGCTTCGAAGACCGTTTGGTTCCTTTCCGAAGATTGGAAAGACAAGCTCGTTGATAAAAAGGATGATCCTTTCGGCTTGAGGGGGTTTTACCCGACCCCCGGACTCCTCCTGCTGACCCTGAAGCCGAACCAGATCGAGCCGGTTCCCTTGTACTGGTATTACCAAAACCAGGCCGAGGAGCTGAATCGCATTTCCACCCGGCTGAACAAGGTCATCTCTGCTATTCGCGTCCGGGGGGCCTATAACTCCCTGCTCTCCGGGGACATGGAGAAGATTCTCGCGGATGAGGAAATGGAGAATGGGCTGGTTCCTGCGGGGGAGTCCCTTGCTCTGATGCAGGGCGGGGGTTTTGACAAGAATATCTGGCTGCTCCCGCTCGACAAGCTCGTGCAGACTGCTGAGAGCCTTTACCGTGCCCGGGAAGCGATCAAACAGGTAATCTACGAACTCACGGGCATCTCCGACATCATCCGGGGCTCGAACGTCGCCTCGGAAACAGCTACCGCAACCCAAACAAAGGATAAATGGGGCACCCTCCGTCTCCGGAAGATGCAAACCGTTGTTGCAAACTATATCCGCGACCTTTTCCGCATCGCTGTTGACGCGGGGACAACCCAGATTCCCGCCGACCTCTGGAAGAAAATGATCCAGCTCCCAATTCCCACTGCCGAGGAGCAGGGTATTGCTAAACAACAACTCGCCTTCGAAGCCCAGCAAACCCAAGAGCGAGCCATGCTGGCGCAGCAGATGGGCCAACAGCCGCAGCCACCGAAACCGCCGAACCCCCAGCTTGTCGCCGCGGCACAAGGCCCCGCTATGGAGGAAATTCTCCAGCAGATTTCCTCCGACGTGGACCGAACCTTTACGATTAACATTCAAACCTCGTCCACGATTGATCTTGACACTGCCCAGGACAAGGGGGAAGTTTCTGAATTCATGAATGCCCTCGGGCAGATGCTGGCGGGACTTCAGCCGCTGATGAGCTTCGGCCCGCCCGGGGTGGAGACGATTAAGGCCCTCCTCTCGGCCGTGTGCCAGCGGTATAAGTTCGGTATCCCGGTGGTGGATATCATCGCCACGATCCAGCCCCCGCCTCCGCCCCAGCAGGGTCCAGATCCGAAGATGCAGGCGGAGATTCAGAAGATCAAAATGGAATCTGAAGCCCGGCAAAGGGAACTCCAGCAAGAGGCTCAAATCGCTCAGCAGGAAGCCCAACTTGCCGCGGCCGAACTTCAGGGAAAACTCCAACTCATGCAGGCCCAGCTCGACGCCAAGGCAAAAGAACTTGCCTTCAAAGAGCGCGAACTCGCCATGAAGGAAGAACTCGCGCAAGCGCAACATCAACGGGCGATGTTGACTGCTACGATGGCCCCGGCTACAGTTCAGTCCAAACCCCGGAGCCAAAATGCCCCTGTACGACGTTGAGTGCAAAAGCTGCGCATCTCGCGATACCGTCTTTCGGAAGATTGACGAGCGGGATGTGCTGCCGGCGTGCGGGTGCGGCGGGGAGTTTGCGCGGATTATCTCCGCGCCGATGCTGGCCTCGGTGCAGATCGACCCCTTCATTTCCCCCGGGACCGGTGAGGTCATCACCTCGAAAACCCAATACCGCGAAGACCTGAAACGCTCCGGGGCAATCCCCTGGGAGCCGGGTCTGAAAGAGCAAATCGCCCGGAACAAACAACACGCGCAGGATAAAGCCTTCGCCCCCATCGCCGCGAAAGTTGACGAATATGTCTCAGCCGCGGTTTCCCTTGGCCGATTGGAGACCTAATCATGAACGAAGAAAACGATACCTCGCTGGATGGAATGGACACCGCGGCTTACGCTGCGGAGATTGCCGGCGACCTGGGTTTTGGCGCTGACTCTGGGGAAAAAGCCCCCGTAGACGAGCCCGCCGATCCTGATCCCGCCGCCTCCCCGCAAAATGCTGCCGACGGCCCGTCCCCCGGAACTGCCGCCTTCGACGCCATGCCAAAAGCGTGGAAGAAGGAAATGGAAGCCCATTGGGCTCGCCTGGACCCCGAAGTCCGGAAATACGTCAACTCCCGGGAAGCCGATGTCTCCCGCGGGATTCAAATGTACCAACAAGGCCATTCCGCGTGGAATCGCCTGTTCTCCCCCTACCAGCAGATTTTCGCTGCGCACCCGAATATCGACCCGGTTCAACTCCTCCAAGGAGTAATGAACCAGCATATCCAAATGGCTCAGGGCACCCCCGAGCAAAAGCGGAACCTCGCCGCCCAAATGCTGAAAAGCTACGGGCTGGAGTTTCCCACCCAAGCGCCCCAGGTTGACCCGGGGGACATTACCCAGCATCCGCAGTTCCAAGCGATGCAAAAGCGCGTTGACCAGATGGAGTCGATTTGGGCCTCCGCCCAGAACGCCGCCCAGCAGCAGGCTTATACCAAGAGCCTGTCCGAGGTCGAGGCTTTCGGTTCTGACCCGAAGAACCCCCATTGGAATGATGTAGTCGAGGACGTGCTCCTCCTACTGAAGAAAGGCGCGGCGAGCACCCTCCCGGAAGCCTATGATATCGCCTGCTTGCGGAATCCTGCTGTCAAGGCGAAAATCCTTGCGGCGGCGAGTACCCCAGCTCCGACTCCGAAAGCGGCCTCTTTCCCCAACATCAACGGCTCCGTTACTTCCCCCCGAGCGCGCAAGCTCTCGATGGACGAAACGATCAACGGCGTCATCGCAAAACACTATTCTTCTCATTAAGGACTGAGCTAAAATGGCTTCTCCCAACACCGTCTTCACGGAAATCGTCGCAACGACTTTCCGTAACCATTCGAGCGAAATCTCGGATAACTTCACCAAGCACAATGCCCTTTACCGGAAGCTCGCCAAGGGCGGGAAGGTTCGGAAGGAATCCGGCGGCTACTCGATTGTGCAGCCCCTGGAATACGCCGCGAACGGGACCTATCAGCGTTATAGTGGTTTCGACGTGCTGAATGTCGCCCAGAGCGATGTTTTCTCCGCGGCGGAATTCAACTGGCGCCAGATTGCCCTGAATGTGGTCAGTTCGGGCTATGAACTCCGGGTCAACGCCGGCCCGCAGCGGATCGCTAATTTGGCGAAAACTCGCATCCGGAACGCTATCAACACGTTCGCGAATAACTTCTCCGCGGATATGTACGGTGACGGTACGCTCCCGAACCAAATCGACGGCCTGCAGAAGTTGGTCGCTGACGCGGGCACGGGCACGGTCGGGGGCATTAATTCCTCGACCTGGGGCTTCTGGCAAAACACGGTGCAGTCGGCCGCGGCTCCGTTGCAAGGTGGCGGCGCAATCACCCCGTCGGGCACTGCGGGCATCATGGAATCCCTGATGATCCCCCTGCAGATGCGCCTGACCCGGGGCAATGACAAGCCTGATATGTGGGTCGCGTCGGATGACTATTTCACCTTCTACGAAACCGGCCTGGTCAGCCAAAAGCGCTACGTCGACGAAAACGAAGCGAATGGCGGGTTCATGTCCCTGCAGTTCAAGGGCGTGCCGGTGTTCTTCGACGGTGTTTCGGGGATGCCCGCGGCCCATATGTACGCGCTGAATACGAACTACATCGAACTCGTGGTTCATTCGGAAGCGAACCTGACCGTCATGTCGGAAGCCAAGCCCTACAACCAAGATGCGGTTGTCGTGCCGGTTATCTGGATGGGCAATATGGTGGTTTCGAACCGCTCCCTGCAGGGTGTGTTGAAGGCTTAATCCCCTTCCCCTCATCAACCTCTTTCAAAGGAAAAATCATGCGTCTCGCACCTATCAATGGGCTGGTCGGCAGTGCGCTCGACTTCAGCACTTCTGACGAATACTCCACCACTGGCGGTGGTACGTCGGGTTATACCGGGATTGCCCCGGGAACCATGATCCAAGCGGCTCCGACCGACGGGGTTATCACCACCGCAAGTGTCCCGAACTGGGGCGTTTGCGAACTGGTCTACGCTCTGAACACCAGCGCGACGACTTTCCTCCCTGGAAAGGTTGTCACCATGGACAAGAATTTCGCTATCGCGGAAGTCGCGTCTACTGCTGGCATGGGCAAGCCGGTTTGGGTCACCCTGACGAACTTCTCGGCGGGGAACACCACCGCGCAGGGCGGCTGGGTTATCCGTAGCGGTATCTGCCCGGTGACCTTCTCCGTCGCGGCGACTACCGGCGCGGTGTATATTGGCACTGCGGGGAATGCTACGCCGACCCTGGCTGCGGGAAAGCAGATCCTGAATGCCACGACCCTGATCGCGGCTTCGGGCTCCTTCACCCGTGCGGTCACGACCCAAACCGGAAAGAGCTTCGTTCTGACCGGAACCACTGCGGGTGTGTTCGTCGGGCAAGCCATCTCCGGCACGGGCATCCCCGCCTCGTCGGTGGTTTCCTCGATCGACCCGGGCGGCACGGGGGTGTATATCGGCTCGGCCGTGGGCACCCTGGTGACTGCCACCGCCAGCGCCACCGTGACGGGTACCTTCACCCACACGGGTTACGGCATCGTCCAAATCGACCGCCCGATTGCCCAAGGCAATATCACCTAATCGGGCTTCGGGGAAAGAGTTGCGGCTGCCCGCCGCAGTCTCCCGGTGAGGGCAGACGACAAAACGGCTCTTTCCCCATTTTTCTGGAGATTCTAAATGGTAGTAGATAACGAAAAGCCGCCATACATCACGTTTGAGACGCGCTCGGTTGAAGACCGCTCGGCAAGTATTGCCGCGGGGCATTATGTCGCGAAGGATGTGATCTACGCGGTTGTGACTCGCCCCGGTTCGAGGGATTCCTTCGATGCGGAAGCGGAAAACTACGGGAAAAACCTCTTTCGTCAGGCGAACGGGGGGATTGTCCCGATGGCTTGGTCCGAAGCCTACAACCGGGCTCTTGAAGCCTTCAAGAAGAACGAAACTCTCCCGGAAACCGGGACTCCGATTAAGGGCTGGCAGCTCCTACCCCCGGCTGCCCAGCAGCAAGTAATCCGCGCGGGTTTCCGCACGGTCGAAGACCTCGCCGCAGGCGGGGAAGCCGAAATCCAAGCAATCGGCATGGGAGCTATCTCCTGGCGGGAAAAAGCCCGGACTTGGCTCGCTGAAGCGAAGACCCTGGGCGTGACCGCGGAAAAGATGGCCGACCTCACCCAGAAGGTGGCTGACCTGACCGCTCTGACGCAGCGCCTCCTCGACGAAAACAAAGCTCTCAAGGACGCTTCCGAGCCGAAAAAGCTCGCAACTCTCAAATAAGGAAGAGGCATGGGCACCCGAACAGTTCTCGAACTCGTACAGGAATTCTGCGGACTGCGCGGGTTGCCCGTGCCCTCTGCTTTGATGGGGGCGACGACTGCCTCTGTCGTGCAGTATCGGGCGCTTTTGAATGAGACCCTGAGGGAAGCGATTGCCTACGAATGGCCCGAAGTAAAGATTCAAACAACTTTCACCAGTGTGGCGACGGCAAATCAGGGGGAGCTGGAAACCCTCTTTCCCGGCTTCGTTGGTTTGGTGAAAGACTCCATGTGGATGTCCCCCCAGGTGATCCCAATCCGCGGGCCTCTCACAGACAGCTCCTGGGCCGCCCTCACCGCGTTGGGGATTGCTGGGCCTCCGTATTCCTTCTGGCTGTCGGGGGGTTCGATTTATTTCACTCCAACGCCTCCCGCGGGGAACACCGTAACTGCGGTCTACACCACGGAATATAAATACCTCAACGGCGCTACCCCGAAAAGAGAGCTTACGGAGGACTCCGATATCTGCATCGTCCCCGACCGGGTCATCCTCGCGGGGTTGCAAGCCTTCTGGGCGAAAGCGAAGGGGCTTTCTGATTGGGAAAAAGACCTCGCCCGATTCCAATCCGCAGTTTCGCAGACCCTATCGTCCTCTCTTCCCACTTTCAACCTCGGGGATTCCAACATGAAAACTGGCCCTCGGATCTTCATCCCGCCGGGTTCCTGGCTGACTTGATATGGGAACCTCTCGAATTGCCCGCCTGCCGCCTCCGATTGGAGGCTTTACCACATCCCAGGCTTTCATGCAGATGAAGCCCCTGAATGCGGTAATGTTGCAGAATTTCTATCCGTATCCTGACCGGCTTCAGCAGCGAGAAGGGTATTCCGAGCATGTGACGGATTTCACGGATACCCCCTATCGCCTCTGGAACTACAGCACCGGGGCGGGCGTGGATAAGCTCTTTGCAACGACTGACGCGGGGGTTTACGACGTGACCACCGCCGGGGCGATGCCTTCCCCCGCGATTGCCCTGACGAATGGGAAGACTTCCGCGGTGAACATCTCCACGGGGGCGGCTTTTTACTTTATCTCCGTCAATGGGACGGATGATTTGGTGAAGTATGACGGCTCGACTTGGAGTTCTGTTGCGACCTTCGGAACCCAAGCGACGGATGAGCTTTCCTACGTCGAAGTCTATCGGCAGAGGCTTTTCTTCGCCATCAAAAACACCCTGAGCCTATCATATCTCCCGATTAACTCCATCTCCGGCACCGCCACGACGTATCCCCTCGGAGCGATTTTCCGCCAAGGGGGTTCGATCATCGCGCTGGGGACTTGGACGCTCGACGGGGGAAATGGCCCGGAGGACCAACTCGCCGTGGTTAGTTCGAAGGGGGAGATTGCGGTGTTTGCCGGCTCCGATCCGGGGAATGCGGCTTCTTGGGGCCTACGAGGGGTGTATTTCATTGGAAAGCCTCTCGGGGAGCGCCCGCTGTCGAAGTACGGCGGGGATCTTCTGTTTTTGAGCGAGAATGGGCTCTATCCGCTATCCAGCGCGGTGCAGTCCAGCTCCATCGACCGCTCCCGCTCGGTTACGGAAAACATCCGCCAATATTTCAACGACAACGCCCGGGATTACGTTAGCTTCGAGGGCTGGCAGGTTTTCGCCATGCCCGATATCCCTCTTCTTTTGGTGAATATCCCCTCCGAGCCGAATCGCACGCAGGTGATTATGCATGCCCAGACAGGTGCCTGGGGGACGCTCTTTGGTTGGAACGCCTATTCCTTCGCGCGGGTAGGTTCGAGTGTGTATTTCTCGGTTGCGGATGCGGTCTATAAGGTTGGAGGAGTCTCCGATAACGGGGCGAATATCACCTCGACCTTCATCCAGTCGCATACGGATTTCGGCTACCCCCTGGCGAAGCAAGTAACAGACATCAAACCCTTCTTCATCACGGAGGGGAATTTCACCTACACGATGGGCGTGACGAACGACTTTAACGAGATCGCCTCGACGACCTCGATTGCGAAGACTGACCTTGCCGCGTCATCTCTGTGGGGCTCCGCCATCTGGGGAACCGCGGTCTGGGGTGGAACCGAAACAAACGTCCAAGGCTGGGAAACGATCCCGGACACTTTTTCCGTGTTCAAAGCTTTCTACCTTCAGATTTCCGGGCAAATCTCCAGCGTGCAATATCTCGGTGCGCAACTCCAATACCAGCCCGGGGCCTATCCCTTCGACTGAACACCCGGGCTTGCTCTAGCCCCCGGGGACTGGTAAAGTCCCCATCACTCCCTCGGGCGACACCTGGGGGGTAATTTCCCGAGGTCATCTTTCCCTCGGACGTTTACCCCCTAAGGAACCCGAATGGCTGTTAATAACGATCCCCTCTTCGCTTTTGAGCGGAACCTGACGCAAGAGCAAATTGCGCAGATGCTGGCCCTGCGGAATAATCCACAGCAACGCTGGGACACTCCGAATGGAACGATTCTCTCCGAGCGGGGAGGCGCACTCCCGGGGCAGTTCGGGCCGGAGATTCGGTTCGATCCGCGGCAGGTTCAACGAGGGACTTCCGTCGGCGCTGATGCGGAGTACATGGACGACCCCACGGGGGCGGGTGATTGGGGAATTTCCCAAGCCCGCAACATCTCCAACTTCGGCAATAACGACTTCTCAGGCACCTGGGACGAGAACGGGAATTGGACGGGGTATAACTCCGGCATGACCGGCGGCCGGATGGTGGGGAATCTGGGGATGATGGCAGCGGGCGGGGCTTATACCAATGGGGGCTTCGGTGATCCGGGGAGTGCCACTACCGCAGGCACCCTCGGGACTGCCGGGACAAATACCATGTCCGCTGCCGAGCAGAGTTTGCTGAATGGTGGAGGTTACGCCACTGACCTAACCACGCTGACCGGCGGTTCCCCCCTCACGAGCGGCGCCGGGATGAATACCTTCGGCACGACTATCGCCGATGCGGGGCTACTTTCGACCGCTGCGGGAGGCGTCGATTTGGCTGCGATTGCCAATGGTACGGGGACTCCCCCTCCCGGTGGAACTCCTCCCGGCGGCTCTTCCCCCACGGGAACTCCTCCCGGGAATCCCCCGACGAATCTCCCCCCGACTTCTTCGGCGCCTTTTGATCCGACGAAGCTCTTGACTGACCCTAACGTCATTAAGACGGGGGTCGCTCTCGGGGGGACGCTTCTCGCCGATAAGGGCGGGAATAACAGTACCGACCTCTCCCAAGTCAAGCCCGCGGACCTCTTCCAAACGATGAATGCCACGGGGCAACAGAACTGGCAAAACCAGGTCGCGGCCTCTCGGTATAACGTCACCAACCCGAACGGCTCCTCGACCTGGAGCCAGACCCCGAAATTCAACCAGCAGGGTTTCGACGCCGCTATGGCGCAGTGGCAGGCTGCGGGGAACCCGAACATGCCCCAGCCCACTCGGGAGCAGTTTACCTCCCAGCAGTGGACGAATAGTTCGACGCTTTCCCCGCAAGCCCAGACCCTTTACGACACGCAGCGGAACAACCAGCAGTCCGCTGCGAGCAATTTGTCGAACCAGTTTTCGACCTACGCCACGAATGCGAATAAGGGGGTTGATACCTCGGGGATTCCCGGCTACCAATATGGGGCCGATTCCCAACAGCAAAAACAGGTCAATCTCGGGGCTGCACCGAAATACGGCCAGATCCAAGGACCGGGCGCGATGGGAAATCCCGAGTTTGGGGATATCACCCGGGGGGCTCTTGTCTCGAACGTCGGGGAAACGGCCCGGGATTGGGCGGGGCAGGTTCAGCCGAAGCTGGATAGCTATTCCGACCGCCTCGCTGGGATGGACCCCTGGGCTTTTGATGACAAGGGCTCCGACGCGATGTACGGGATGCAGACCCGCTACATGCTGCCCCAGCAGGAGCAAGAGCGGAAAGCCCTGGAGAACCGTCTCGGGGAGCAGGGATTTGTCCCGGGGACTCCCGCTTACGAACAGGCGCTTCGGCAGGTGAGTGATTCCCAGGCGCAGGCCCAAGCGCAGGCCCGGGATGCCGCCACCCTCGCCGGGAGGCAATACGGAGATCAGGCTTTCGACAACCAAGCCGGGGCGCTGAATAGCGCAATCGCTGCGCAGCTCGGCTTGGGGAATCTCGGCATCGCCACGGACAAGAACGCCTTTGACCAAAAGTTGGCGAATGCGAATCTGAGCAATACCGCCCAGGGGCAAGACTTCAACCAGCAGAATGTTCTCTCCGAGCAGCAGTTCAAAGAAGGCATCGCCGCAAACGATGTCGTGAAGAGCCTCTTCGGCATGAACATGGATGCGGCGAACTCGAATAACAAGTGGTCCGCGCAGAGTTTTGATGATCTGCTCCGGGGAACGACGACGAATAATGCTGCGATTTCCGGGAACAACCAGAATTCGCTCGATCGAGCGACGTTGAACAATAACGCGGTGACGAATGCGAACACTAACGCCCGCGAGAACTTCACCACGAACACCAACGCCCAGCGAAACGTCTTCACCGATTTGAACAACATCGCCAACAAGGACCCGACGATGAATGCCCCGGGACCGGGTATCACCAGCGTGCCCGGGCAGCAAACGCCGGATCTTTCCGCGTTGCTCCAGCAGTATTTCGGGAACAACGTGGACCTGGCGAATCAAGACACCGCCTCCTATAACGCAAACATGACGGCTCTCTCGAACTTCCTCGCTTCTATGTTTGGAGGTAAATAATGGCTGGCGCTCTGATTAACTCTCCGGCCATCACTGGCCCGGGGGATTCCCTCCAGCAGTTTGAAGACCCGATTGAGCTGATGCAGGCGAAGCGGAAGCAGGAGATTGCTCTCGCGCTCCTGAAGCAGCTTCAAGGGGGGCCTCCGCAACCGCAGCAAACTCGGATTCTCGCAAAAACTCCGCTAATGTCCACGCTGCTCCATGCGGGCTCGCAGGGAATGGCGGCGAATCGTCTTGCCGAGGCGGATGCCCAGATTGGCGATATCACCCGGCAGCAGCAGGAAGCCTATTCCCAAGGTGCGGGCGAACTCATGGGGGCGCAGGACCAGCGCGCAGCAATCGCAAAAGCAATGGCCTCCAAGAATCCCCA